CGCGGGGCTTGTCCAAATGGGGCGGGGCGGGATCAGATTTTCCCGCCTCGTTTTTTATCTAGATTTCTTGTTGACTGATTCGGCAGCGGGTGGCATAACAAATAGGCGGGGCTTTCCCGCTAACCAAAGAAAAGGAATAACCAACCATGTTTGATTTGATACCAACCCAATCCCTTGATAATGCAAGGGCGAAAGGCGGCGACCTTTTGTCTGAGCATAACGACGTTTATGACGTTGCAGTCTATGAAGAGTTTGCCAGCTTCGAGCCGGTACCAGTCGAGGCTGTCACAACCGACCCGAACGGCATTGTTGAGATGCAGCCGATGAAGTATCACGCTCTGCAAAACACCCGAACAAATCGCGTCGCTGATGTCACACCGTTCAATCGTGATACTTACAACCTTACCCCCCACGCTGAACTAATGTTGGAACAATCCACCATTTTGAACGGTTCCGGTTTGCGGGATTATCTGGAGAATGTAGAAGTTTGTGATCGCGTCTATGAGGAAGGCTTGCGGGTTCATCGTACTATTTACTTTAATGACCTAGTTGACCGCAGCCGGACAAGAACAGGCCAGCAGGATAATAGCCGCTGCCGTCTGGATATCTTTAACAGCGTAGATAAGTCATGGACGTTGCAAGTGTTCAGCGGTGCCTATCGTGACCTGTGCCGTAATACTTTAGTATTTGGCGGGGAAAAGGCATATCACCAGAAGGCCAAACACACCAAGAACATGAACACCGGCGCACTTATAACTAAGGGCGTTTTGGGCTTGGAAATGTGGGACAACCAGCGGGATACGATGCAAGCTTATCGTGATACTGGCATGACTGAAAAGCAATTCAACGACGTTTTGATTGATTCCGGCTTGATTGATAAGGCGGGAAAGGTTGCCGAAAACAACGAAGAATTGAAGGTCAATCAAAAGAAGTTGGCGACCCTGCTTGATCTTTACGGCAAAGAAACCCGTGAACTAGGCCAGACGATGTGGGCGGCATTCAATGCTTTAACGCACTGGTCAACCCATCTGCCGGATGCCAACAAGGGTGGCCGGATTGAAAAGAAACAGCTTGATAAGTCGATAGCTGTTCGTGATCTAGTCCAGTCTGATGCATGGCTAAATCATGCCGGAATGGTGGCAGCGTAATGGAATTGTTGCGCGGTCTGTTACTACTCTACAAGAGTTTGATTGTCATACTCTTGATCATGGCAATATATGCTTTTATTGCTATTTAACCAACGCTCATTGAGCAGGAAAGAAACCAACATGTTTAATTTACCACAGACATTAAGAGCCGATCTTCATAGCATTGAGGGACGTATTGAGGAAGCCATCCGGCAGGATGAACGCCACAAGCTTTTACAGCGTATGGCGAATGAGTACCAAGACCGGAATGGCGAAACATCTAGTTTGAATCTAGGGGATTCGGCGGCGAAAAAGCTCCAGCAGCGGCGGGGATTCCATGCCAATAGTAAGCTTGGCAAGTTGTATCGTTGCCTTGCTTACCGGACTTATGCGGTAACAAAGAACACTCTCATGCGCGAATCTGGCATGACTGAGAAGGGTGTTTATCAGGGCATTGCAACCCTGCGTAAACAATATGAGATCGAAACCGTTTTCGGCAAGGGTTCAAAGGCTCGTTATAAGCTTGCAAGTTAACCGGCAGGCGGCTATAACAATCAGGCAGGGCAGCGGTTGCCCTGTCTAAACCAACAGAGAAGGAAACAAACCTATGACCAACACTTTTGAACAGACTGCAGCATCTAAGGGCTACGAAAAGATTGGCCTTGCTCATATCTTCATCTTTGTGCTGGCTGTCTCTCAGGTTGCCGATATCGTTTCTTCTCTTCTATCATAAGGAAACAAACCGATGAGCAAATCAGTTTTGAACATTACCAAAGAGACCAAAGCATCAGAACTTATTGTACTGGACAGAGAAGCTTTGATAACTATTAACAAGCTTGTTGACAGCATTGACCAGCAGATTGATTGCCTCAAGGCTTTGATGAAATCTTCCGGCATTCCCTACTACTCTTGGGACAAAGACAATTCGGTTCAGGTCTATGCCAAACAGTTGAAGATCATCAAAGACGAATAGCCGGAAACAAACCTATTCCTCCCCAACTTAGCCCTGCTTGACTAGATCGGCAGGGTTCTTTTTTGCCTGATGCCTGAAGTAATACCAGCGGGTTGATATGGCGGGATATTTATCGGTTTGGGTGTGGTGGTATTGTAGCGCAAATCTGAGCGGGGCAAGTCAATATAATAATAACAGATATGGCAAACGGCATTACGCGGGGGCGGGCGTGTCGCGTTAATATAGCGGGATTGCATGTTGGGTTTGTTTTGGTGGGGGTGCCGGTGCGGGTTATCCCTCGGCATCACCGATGGGGAAATAAATATATGCTGCATCACGGGTACGCGAGGGACACCCCACCCCCCCGGCATATGCTAGCAAAGGCCCGACAGATTTTACCCTGTTGAGGTTATCGATATGACTAAAAAACAACCCCTCTGGGGTACCCCTAAGGGGGATAACGGGTTTCCCCAGAAAGAAACCCCTACGCAGGGCAGCGAAGGGGATGTGATATAGGTTTACCCGGCAGGACTTAGTCCTATCATACAGTCGAAATACGATTTTGTCAAGAAAAAAGCTCCCGACTACTCCATTTTTATTTTTATTGTTGACTTATAGATATATAATCTGTATACTTTGATTGTGGGGCTAGATAAATCTAGCACATCCCGACAATTTTCCTATTGACTTGTACAAACAGGGCGATGTAGGCTAATTAATCGGTCCCACAACTCCTAGAAAAGAGACAACCCCATGTTTGAAGCAGCACTACTGGTTTGTTTAACAGTTGCCCCTACGGAATGTCATAAATTAGAAGACACTACAGGTCCATACACTAACAAAGTTGACTGCATGAAGCGGGTTGACGAGATGGCAGAGTTTGCTATATCAGTTAACCTGTTTGAATTGGACATAAAGTGGAAATGCACACAAACATCAGGACTGAAAGTCAGGTTTTATGAACCTTCTACCCCAACAAAAACAAAAAGACCGTCAGCTTACCCCACAACAGAACCAGTTCCTAGAACTTCTCTTTGAAAATGGTGGTCAAGTTACCGCAGCAGCCCTAGATGCAGGTTACTCTAGGGGTTCTGCAGCGTGGCTTAAGTCTAGTCTGTCTGACGAGATCATCGAACGCACGAAGCAAGTCCTTGCAACCAACGCTTTAAAGGCTGCTAACCGTGTTATAACAACGATAGACAACCCCGCCCCAGAACGAGGTGACGAACTACGCCTCAAAGCAGCCGAATCACTCCTCAACCGTGTCGGTGTAGCAAAGCAAGAACAAATCAACCACAATGTAACCGCAATACACGGAGTAGTCCTGCTACCCCCTAAGAAAGAGGTCGTGATCGATGGCACTTGATGAAAACGATAAAAACAGAGGCAAGTTTAACAAAGAGTTTCGCAAGATAACTGCTGCTGAAGTAAAGGCTCTTAACGACAAACAAAAAAAGATTTACGCTAAGATTAAAGAGAATCAGAATATTGCTGCTGTGCCAAAAGGTAAGTCACGAAACACTCTCCTTAATAAGAATATTCGACTTAGAGAGTTTGATTCAGAAACTTATGCAAAAGTCAAACAACCTCTGCTTAATATCAAAAACAAAAAAGAAACAACTATGGCAAAGCGCAGGGCCGAAGCAAACCAATACAAAACCAACCTAGACTTCCCCGGTGCAAGCAAGGGATACAGTACAGAGTTGGGGATGCGTATTCCAAAATCAAAGCCCGGAATTGCACCGAAAGAAACTCGCGGTCGCAAGGCTGTAGGAAATAAGGATTAGAGACTGATGGGAATGTTTGATAGAATGACAAGTATGTTCAACCCGGACAGCGTATTCAAAAAGGAAGACGGCAGTTTGATTTCGATGAACGATGCCCGTCGTATCCTGATGAAAAGAGCAACCGATGATGGCTTGGATGGAAACGATGCTGGGGATTTTGTACGACTGCGACTGAAAAATCTAGGGTACAACCAAAAAGAAATTACCAATCAAACTCGCTCTGCAGCAAGCAGCACAGAAAAAGATTAAGTATGGCTGAAGCCGCACCGAAGCGTACCTACCACCTGTCTACCGCTGAACGTGCGCGAAGAGCAGCCCAAAAGAAACTGCGTGGTGCAAAGAAGAAAGCCCAGCAAGCCACAAAGAAGGCAGAGACGCAAAGAAAGAAAGCCCGTGATCTTGAAAGCACTATTGGACGAGTTGAGAAAGCTATCACAGCAAGCGGCACTGCAACGATTGACACTGCCGATCTCAACTCACTTCCCCCGGCTGTGTCCGATCTCG